TATTTGGTGTATACTATAAGTATATTCAATAAAAGAGAGGGTTAAATATGGCTTATATATCAACAGAAGAAGTAAAAGCGGTTAGAGTTGCTCTTAAAGAGCGATTTAAAAACAAAATCAAGTTCTCCGTTCGTAGAGAACACTATTCAAGTCTTAATGTTTCTATTGTTTCTGGCGAAATAAACTTCTTTGACGGAAGTTTAGACCGTGAAGACCCATGGAACAAAGAGGCTCCAGCCCATAAGTTCGATGGTTATGAGCAAATCAATGAGTATTATCCTGAAAATTACGGTAAACATAAAGCATTATTCAGTGAAATTGTCAAAATTATGAAGACTGCACCAGCATCAATAGAGGGTGGTCGTGCTTGGTATGACAAATCAGATGCAATGATTGATTACTTTGATACTGCTTATTACACTCACCTTAACATTGGTAAGTGGAACAAACCTTATGAATTTAAGGGAGCGAAATAGTTAAAAACTTGACAGATATGATATCTGTGCTATAATATACTTAAATTAAACAAATGAGAGGGTTTAAAATGAATATAGTAAAAATAGAAAATGGGTCTTATAACAATACCGAGATAAACGGTTGTTTCCCATTAGTTAAAGGTATTACAAAATCAAAAGATGGTTCGTATTTTGTGAAAGTTAAAGTGACTGATTCCGATGAACGAGTATTTAAAGGTAAAGATGCTTGTAGAGTTAAAATCGAAAATCAAGACCAAGTTACCGAAGTCGAAGGTTCAGCAAATAAAAAACTTGTTGAAACTGACGAACAAGGAATGGATAGAATTAAAGAACGTTTTGAAATTCTAGACGAAATGACTAATGCTACATTAGATGGCATTGTTAGAGGTATGGTAGTAACAGGACCTCCAGGAGTTGGTAAAACGTTTGGTGTTGAACAAGTACTTGAAAAAGATAGTTTGTTTGATATGATGGCTGATAAGCCTCTTAGACATACTTTTGTAAAAGGTGCCATGTCGGCAATTGGTCTATATAGTACTCTTTATAAGTATTCAGATTCCAAGAGCATTGTTGTTCTGGATGACTGTGATACTATTCTTTTTAATGAAGATGCCTTGAACATTCTTAAAGCCGCACTTGATAGCGGTAAGAAAAGAAAGATTTCTTGGAACTCGGACTCTAACTTTTTAAGAAGAGAAGGCGTTCCTGGTGAGTTTGAATTCAACGGTTCAGTTATCTTTATTACAAACTTAAAGTTTGATAGTACTAGACAAACTAAAATCAAAGACCACTTAGAAGCAATTCTTTCTAGGTGTCATTATCTTGACCTTACACTTGACACTACTAGAGATAAGTTGTTAAGAATTAAACAGATTGCCAGAGAAGGTGGATTGTTTGATAGTAAAGGTCTTACTAAGATACAAGAACAAGAAATCATTGAGTTCATGTATGAAAAGAAAGACAGGTTAAGAGAGATTTCTTTAAGAATGGCTCAAAAGATTGCAGACCTTAGAAATATGTCTCCAACTAAATGGAAAGTTCTTACTGAATCAACTTGTATGAAAAGAGCAGTATAAGTTGTAATTAATTAAAAAGTTGACCCCTCGGCGGCAGTAATAGAAATGTTACTGCCGTTTTTTTATGCCATCCGCTAAGAAAACACTTGAAATCCCTATTCGGATATGTTATACTATCTTAAATGATAAAGAAAAAGTATAAATGAGTAAATGCACAATCATAATCAAGGACGAAGTAAACATTAAGTTAGAAGGCCTTGACCCATCAACTCGTAGGAAATGTAGTGATAAATTGAAGTATTTTCTACCTCATGCATATCATATGCCTGCATTTAAACTCGGTCGATGGGATGGAACGGTCCGCTTTTGTGATGTCGGTGGTAGAACTTATCTAAATTTATTAGATGATATTTTGCCTGTAATCATCGAACAAGGTTACGAAATAGTTATCGATGATAGGCGTAAAAACGAAGAAATGAGTTTTTCAGTAGTGACTGAGGACTTCTGGGAAGGAGTCACTTGGCCTGAAGGACATGCGAAAGCGGGCGAACCCATTGTTTTACGAGATTATCAAGTTGAAGTAATCAATCAGTTTATATCTGCACCACAATGTCTACAAGAGATAGCCACGGGAGCAGGTAAGACGATTATGACTGCTACGATGAGTAAAGTAGTAGAGAAATATGGTAGGTCAATTATTATAGTTCCAAATAAAGATTTAGTTCGACAAACAGAAGAAGATTATACTAATTGTGGACTAGATGTTGGAGTATATTTTGGTGATAAGAAAGACCACGGAAAGACACATACGATTTGTACATGGCAGAGTTTAAATTCTTTATTAAAGAAAACTAAGAAAGGCGAAGCAAACATCCAAGAGTTCATCGAAGGCGTATGTTGTGTTATTGTTGACGAAACACACCAAGCAAAGGCAGATGTATTGAAAGATTTATTGACAAGTGTGTTTGCTAATGTGCCTATTCGTTGGGGACTAACAGGAACTATTCCTAAGAGTGATTGGGAATCTGCTAGTTTACGTAGTTCACTTGGTGATGTTATAAACAAACTATCAGCAAAAGAGTTACAGGACCAAGGAGTGTTAGCAAATTGTCACGTTAACATCATTCAAACACAGGAAACCGCAAGTTATCCTAACTATCAGAATGAAATGACATTTTTACTTGAAGATAAAAATAGATTAAAGTATGTGGCTAACATGATTAAAGAAATATCTGTTTCAGGAAATACTCTTGTTCTTACAAACAGAATTAAAAATGGCGAAGCACTGCAAGACCTTATACCAGATTCTGAGTTTGTTCAAGGTTCTATGGCAGTTACAGATAGAAAGGATGCGTATAATGATATAAATGAAGGCACGAATACAGTTACAATTGCTACTTATGGAGTAGCCGCAGTTGGTATAAATATTCCTCGTATATTTAATTTGGTATTATTAGAACCAGGTAAATCGTTTGTTAGAGTTATTCAGTCGATTGGTCGTGGTGTTCGTATTGCAGAAGATAAAGATTTTGTACAGATATGGGATGTAACGAGTAGATGTAAGTTTTCAAAAAGACATCTTACAGAACGTAAGAAATATTACAAAGAGGCGTCATACCCATTTACAATAGAAAAAATAACATATTAATGAAAGAGACAACTAAGGAAAATTATGAAAATATTAACACCAGCCAATAAATGTTTTGAAATGAACAGTTTGCCCGAGGAAATAGAAGATATCCGATATTGCGTCATGGATGTAACAGATAAGGATGACCCAGATTTCTTCTTCATTCCTTTGGTTTTTATAGAAACATTCAGTGCGCCGAGTATGAACATTAGTATTGGACCATATAATATAGAAATGCCAATAGATTGGAATATTATGATAGGCGAATCAGAACTAGGATTATGTGAATTCATTCCTCTTACAAGTATCAATGAAAGAAAATTTGATACACTATTGACAAATCCATTAAAAGGGTTTACAATGGATTGGCAACCAGTAAAAGTTAACAATGTATTTGCAGATGTGAAATGGTTTTTCCCTAAATTGAAGTACGGGCACATTCTTGCAATTCCATTAGAATATGGAGATAGTCCGAAATGTGCATATTTTGTAAAAGATTTAAATCGCATACCAGACCAAATGACGAGTTATGATTTTTTCTGAAAGTGATAGAGGTCATAGAATCGTAATTGATTCGTATAAGAAAGCCGATGAGGCTTATCAATGGTGTTCAGATAATATTCCATTGACAGAATGGACAGTAGTACAAGATGAGAATGCTGAATCTTTTTATTTTGAAAGAGATGAGTATGCTCAACAATTTTTATTAGTGTTTGGTGGAAGGTATTACAAACATGGCAACTAAGTTACCACTAAATGATGTATTGGGTGCAATTGATAGAAAAGATTTCAATTGGTATGCTAACCTTGATGATGAGAAAAAGAAAGCATGGAGTAGTTGGTTGTTTGTGCGTTATGCAAGTTCTACAAAGAGCAAAGACCGAGATGAACTATTGCTTAATACGAATGAGTTTGTGAATAAACATTACGGAGATATTCATAAACATGATGAGTTAGTTTGGAAGTTAATGTGTTTGACTGGTACAGGCAAGAAACAGTACCATGAATGGATTAAACCACCAAACTCAAAGATAAAGAAAGATGCTATATCTCAGTTTGTGTCAGAAACATATCCTACAATGAATGGTGTTGAAGTGGAATTGTTTCTAAAGATGAATGATGTTGCAGATTTGAAACAAATGGCAACTGATATGGGTATGACTGATAAAGAAATCAGTGAAATTTTTGGTAAGAAGAAAGCAAAGAAGAAAAAATAATGTTTGAATGTCAATATTGTAATGCAAAGTTTAAGTCTGAAAGGACTCTAATGGTTCACGTCTGTGAGCCTAAAAGACGTTGGATGAATAAAGACGAAAAATATTCAAGACTGGCCTTTTATGCTTTTAATAGATTTTATGAATTAACACATGCAGTTGGAAAGCCAATCGACTTTGATATGTTTGCAAAAAGTAAGTTTTATCTAGGATTTACTAAGTTTGGAAAGCACATAATCAATATAAATGCAATAAATCCCGAAGAATTTATTGACTTTGTTATACAAAATAGTGTAAAATTAGATAAGTGGACATCAGATGCAGTATATAACACATATATACAAGAGTTAAATAGAAAAGAATCTGCCGATAGGGCAGTAGAACGAAGCATATTACTTATGCAGAAATGGGGTGAAGAATATGAAAGACCTTTTAATAAGTTTTTTAAAGAGGTCAGTAAGCCATTGGCAATTCATTATATCAAATCAGGACGTATTAGTCCTTGGGTTATTTTTAATAGTGATAATGGTGCTGAATTAATCGATAGTTTTTCTGATGAAGAATTGTTTATTATTAATGATTATTTAGAACCTGCATTTTGGACACGAAAGTTCAATGCTAGAGTAGAAGATGTACAGTTTGTAAAAATGATATTAAATAAGGCAGGAATATAATGGCAACTAAAAGAGAAACTTCAACAATAGGTAATTTAGTTATACAGAAAGACCCAGAAACAGGAGAATTGTACTTAGAATTGCCCAAAGAAACTTTGAAGAAGTTAGGATGGAGTGAAGATGATGAGTTACAGTGG